GAAAACTCCAGAACCTGGGTTAGCAAGATCAAATGATTTTGTTGTTGTACCGTTNTAATAAAATAANAGCTCATCTGGTCCATTAAGAGCTATATTATTTTGTGCAGCTCCAAGACCTAANGTTGGCACATTTGTAGTTGTTGGTGAGTATAGTATCTGAATTGGATTAGTCATCGTCGTCCCCTATGTTAATATTAAAAAGTTTCACCACCGCTAAGAGTAGTGTGTATGTGTGCCACTGTGGCGAATAATAAGTTTGCGTTTAAGTATGTCTCAAGACCTGTTATATCTATTTTATTTGGTGTAACACCACCAATATCTGTCTCAAGTTGCATTGATGATGAAACTGCAGCTAAGGTCATATCGTTTATTTTTACATTTGCCATACTAAACCCCNGCTATAACCCTAACATTACCATCTGCAGCAACCCTTTGATTGCCATTGGCTGATATTCTGATATTAGTTATAGGTGCACCAGGGGCTATTATTTGAGNAGTACTCAACCCTATCATCTGTGCNATACCTATTCTAATACCCAAAGCCATTAAAACATTCTCACAATATTTGTTGCTGTTGTACCTGTAGCATATACCCTACTAACTAGAATAGGCAAGAAAGTTCCNCCAAAAACATTAGTAAANGTTATNGCTGTTCCGCCACCAAGCATATCAACAGTAACNTTACCTGTAGTNCCTATATATAAAACTGATTTTTCTAGAAATTGCGTAGCATCGCTTGGAGTTATTGCTTCAGCCTCATCTGCTATACCTTGACTTTCATCCAATGCCATTTTAATCTCCTATATTATTCTAAACTCTGCCTTTTGTGTCGGCTTTGATAATGAAGCTAACACCCCTGTGGAATCTAAGCTTAAAGCTTGTTGTCCATATCTAGTTAAAGATAAACCACTACCCTTTATCATATCATATTCTTCTTCAGAGTCACCCTTTTTATGCTTTTTTAAATTGCCTCTTTCTTCTGTAAGGGTAACAAAATGTGCGGCAAGATATAATTCTATTTGTTTTAGTCTAGCTGAAGTTAGCGTAGTTCCAGCGAAATCCTCTGTAATAATAAGGTCGGCAGTTGCGATAAATGGGGTTGTATCCCTATTAGTATCGACAACTGCCTTAACCTCAGTATCTGTTACCAGAGCCATTATTTAGCCGCTTCTGCTTTAGCCTTAGCTTCTGCGTCTGCTTTTGCTTTAGCATCTGCAGCGGCTTTAGCTTTAGCCTTAGCCTCTGCTTCTGCATTAGCTTTAGGATTGTGTGGTTCAAACATATCTTTAAACGCTTCGTATTGATGTTCTTTTAGTTCCACCAAATCGCCAGGTTTGAAATATTTCTTACCATTATGATACTTACTTGCTAAAAGTTTGTATTTCATTTTACTCTCCTATTATACGCTATAATGAGCTATACCTGATTGTAGATTTGCATCTGACTTCATACGAGGAGCCATAATACCCATAACTTTAAAGTTATTAACAAATCCGCCTTCGCTTTCCCACTGTACTAGAGTAGGAGCCATGCCATCAATAATATCAACAACATCAGATGTCATTTGAGCAAGAATAACTTGACCAGATGCACCAGAAGGAAGATTGCGAGATATTTTCACATCTTCAATCATTGGGATCTCTTTAATGCGAGTTAGGATAGATTTATCACTATTAGCTTTAAAGTCATTAAGTAGCTTGTTATAGAAAGCTAGAGGAACATACAACATGTAAGGTCCATCATAGTTATCTTGTTGAAGAGCATCTATCATGCTAAGAATATCACCGATAATAGCCTCACCAGTAGTAGCAATCAAAGCCCAATCACCAGTAAGTGTACCAACATTACGATTAGGGGCTGTTTTATAACCCTTAATGTTAGAACCTTGCATTACAATATCAGCAACGCCATTAAACAACATGCTTTCCATAGATTCAGCAACCTTACGTGTAGCAAGTTCAACTTGAGTAGTATCAAGAGCTTGACCAGAACGTCTAGAAGCTTCTAAAGTACGAACATCAATAGAGAAATCTTTACTGATAATTGGTAATGGTGTACCAACTAAAGTAAACTCAGCTCTATCTTTAGAAGTCTTAGTGCGACCAGACATGTTAATTTCAGCCGGTGTGAAATCACTAACTGTTTCCCATTCAACGCGAGTAACCCCAAGAGGATTATCAACATTAAATGTCAAGTCTTTAGCTTTAAGATCGCCAACGCCAACTAAGTTTTCTCTTGCAACTCTAACAAGAGCACTATCTAGTCTTTCCCATTCATTCTTACGAAGTAAATCGTTAGTACGAAGAGAATTAACATTAAATCCTGAGTTCATTAGCTTTTTAGCTACTGAAGCAGAACCTTTTAACATTTCATTAGATGTTTGTAACATATTATTGAACCTCCATTACGATGCGAACTGGTGTACCGCCACCAGAATTGTCTACTGCTTCAAGAGCAATACCGATTATTGAATTTGTTTGAGCTGATGTAGTAGCAGCCCTTGCAACTACTTTGCGAACTGTACCATCTCCAGCAGATTCAAGTGCGTCACCAATAGCAATAGCTGGTGCAGCGGCAGCAACTAAAGCGTGAACTTCTTCACCAGGTTCTGATACAAAATAGAAAGTTCTATCTAGTCGCAGCGTAAGCAACATCAATTCCTTGACCAGCAAGCTCTATTTTCTTTTGCAAAAGATCTTTGTGCGTTACCAGCAGCAGTACCGTGTACGGTAAATTTGCCAGTAGCATCTCTCGCAATTAAGTGTCCTGGAGTTATCGCTCCAGCAGCAACGCCTTCCTTATGGAAGCCCTCACCTTTTAGTAAAATTGTTTTATTAGCAGCCATTTATAACTCTCCTATTATTTTTTGAAATCGAAAACTTCTGGTGCAGATGGAGTTTGATCTTCATCAGCGCCAGCGTTTGCTGTGATATTACCAGCTTGACCTTCATAAGATGGAAGATTGCCAAGTTGAGATAATTTTTTAATATTCTCTAAAGACATTGATCTTAGATCGTCTTCAGAGAAAGAGCAACGTTCGTTAGCTTTAAGCTCACTTACAAGTGCTTCTTTTTCTTCTCTGTGCATACGAATGCCAGCATTAAGAACTTCTTGCATTTCAGCAGGTGCTGTTGCAATAAATTCGTCAACTGTTTTAGAAGCGTTATCTTTTACTTTAACTTCTTCTGCAATACGTTCGATTTTAACTTCTTCTTTAACTTCTACTTTTTTTTCAGCTTCAGCATTGTCTTTAACTTTTGCTTCTACTTCAACAGGTACAAGTTTATCAAGATTTTCATCAGAAAGGCTACTTAACCATTCCTTATCATTTTCTGAAAATTGAGTTGCAGCGTTAGCAATCAATTCATTAACTTTAGTATTTTCTTTCATGGAAAGCTCCTCTGTTTTAATAATTGGTACAAATTCCGTAACTGGACGGACATTTACACGTCCTTCACCAAGGATTGTACCACCCTTTTCAGAATTAGAAAACCCCCTACAATAAAGTTCGTTGTTCAATCCCTCTGAAAATATAAACTCTTCATCGAATATTGCGACAATATCATAAGATTTGTCAGCATCTTCAGCCTTTAAAGCTGTAAGTAATGAAGATTGTGTGTCTTGAGAGTCAATATTTGTTTTAAATATACCCTCGAATGTTTCTCTTAAATCTTTAAAAAATGAGCTAGACGCTTTAAGTTTATCATCGCACATATCAGTATTCTCCTTGTTTAATCTAGGTCCGCCACATCCATCAGCAACGCTACAAGCACCAGTAGTGCCTTCAGGTAAAATTGCTAAGTGATCTGGCATTATCGATGTCCAAATTCCATTAAAGTTACGACCGTTAAATGAACCATCTCTCATTTCAACCTCAGTAAACAGTCCTGTAGAAACCTCTACCATTTGACCGCTCTCTAAGCGAGAGATCTCTCTTTCAACAGTAGATCCTGCGGAAATAACCTTTTCTGTGTTAATCCACGCTTCAGTCTTAAGCTTTCCATCTTCTATTCTGGAATTAAAAAGGAATCCAATGGACTCCTGTTCAAATATAGATGGTGTTTGGGAGGCACTAACTTTTTGACCATTCACCTCTGGGTGATCTAAAGTAACAGGCCTTCCGTTCCAAGCTAATGGAAACTGACCAAACACATCTGCTGTTGCCAATTCTGGGATCGGCGAATTACTTGCTTGAATAACACCCTCTACGAGAGCTATTATCGGAACAACTAAATGATCAACGCCGTCAAAGATCTCTCTACGTATAGCCGCAACATCGGCTTTCGCAAGAACACTAATTGAAGTCATATTTTCGTTCATTTGTTTTTTCATCTCATTAAATTATATATTTGTAAAATATAATTACAAGCCTTTATTTATTATTATTTGAATTATTTGGTATTTCACCATCTATTTCTTCACTAAAACCCAGAATCTTACGTGCTTCTATCTGAGAAAGGATAGGATTAACCTCTGATAGATGTTTAGCAAGGTTAATAGCAGCCCTTGCTTGTTGTGCCATTGTCTGTGCGTTCTCAAGCGGTGTAAGTTGGAAGTTGGACGGCCACAAGAAACTCATATCCTCTGGATTGATCTCTGGAAGAATACCCATGTCTGATAATTTGCTTATAAGTGGTAGTAATATACATGGCTCTGCGAAATTAACACGACGTTCATTAATACGATCAGCCCAGTTAGCTCTATCTTGTTCTGATGCCAGTTGACCAGCCTCTGAACCGGTTAGAATACGTCTTGGAATACCTGTAGCACCAGATATTAAAGAAATGATCATATTAAACGTATCTTTAGGATTAGGAACATCACTACCAAGATTATTGATCTTAACCCCTTTTGTCTTCATAACCCTACTTAGTTGATGCATATACTGGTCGACTTCGTTAGATAATGCGCTAGCATCGTCCGTTGTAAGCTCTGTATCCTTATCAACATCGATCTGCATACCACGATTACCGGTAAGCCAGAATGTCTCAGCAGTACCACCAGCAACCTTAATCAAGTCATCTAACAAGTTATATACAGCCTCCAGCCTAGGTGTTCCGAAAACATCACTCTCTAATGTATCTTCAGCGATATGAACTATGCGAGAATAATGAACGTTCATAGGAGCTGTATTTGATTTACCAATATGTGAAGAGGTTGGATTAAACGATGATAGATCNGATGTTGTTANCTGATATATTANAGGCTTGCCAAAGCGTGGAGATGTAATATCGTTGTCGAATTCCTTAATAACAGCATTGACCTGAGAATANGGTTGAATAAANAGCAACTCATTCTTCGGACTCTTGCGGACTGGCTTATCTAACTTGCCAGANGCNCNTATACCNAGNAANAAAACAGAATAGTTACCAATACCTGACAACTTATCAGCACGCTCTATCTTCTTCCANANGCTNTGTCTAGCTATTATCTTGTTGAACTCTGTGTCAAACGTGTTGTTATTTGTTTTTACCTCAGGTGGATTGCGCCATGTTGCAGATACAGGAGCTGCGATTATACGCTTAGCAACATCTTGCCTGTGAAATTTACCAAGATAATGAGCGAATGTAAGCGTTCTTTTGTAACCAAAAATTGCATATAGGTCACGGTTGTTATCGAACTGAAGCCCAGTTAAGCTAGACAGTGATAATCGTTCCAATAGTGCAGTCGCCATCGCTTTAAAATTACTCATTCGTATATGCTACCCTTTAACCAACTAAAATACAACCCCACTGACAACATTACCTGACTTAAAGTGATTTGTCTTGTTTCTTCTGCCAAATACGCCAGCTTTACTCTTTTTCTCAAAAAACTCATTATACCCTTGAGATAGTGTATCACCTATATCATCATGTTTACCATCAGGCATTGCAACCAACTCATCAAGCAAGTCATCGTTCCAAGAAGCTTGTACCATACTAACCCTGCCATGCTCACAAGCTGCAAAAAACGGCTCCATTCGAGTGAACTTATTCCCAGTAGACCTCTTAGTCTTAACAGCATATCCAGGGTTTCTAGAAACATATCCATCTGCTATTGCCTTACCAGATGAACCCGGCTCTTGTTCAATCAGAACCTTAACATGTGGTCCATCATTGATCATTGTACTCTCAATAAGCGTTTGTACACCACCTGGTGCCTTCTGTACCCTGATAACATCATGAATAATAACCGCGTTAGAGGCAGTGTTCCTAGACAAAAGCGTCCCAACAGTGTAATCCCCATCACCTTCAGTACCAGCAAGATCCCAGCTGCGCTCGAATTGCAACTGAGATCCTTCTAGATTGGCGGGGGTCGTATCTTGTGTCTTGATAACTTTTATCCAGTCTCTTTTAAAGCTATCAGATGAACTCTCTTTAGGTGACTGCTGCATTACTGCCGAAAATAAAAATGAACTCATTGTGTCTTGTATCTCACCAATGGCATCTTGAGAATATCTCTCTGGCCATAACAGCTCCCCCTCAGTGCGACCTATTGGGTCATCCTTATCTGCATATACAGGTAAGCGTATCTCTTCCCACTTAGAGTTCGGTAAAGCCAACAGCCTGCCTGACAGATCATCCTTATGCCACCTTGTAGCTATCACCAGTATTGAACCATTGGGAGCCATACGTGTTAGAGCAATAGATGAAAACCACTCAAATATAGAGTCCCTTGTGTTGGCGTTCATTGCCTCCTCTGGGTTCTTAAAATAATCATCCACCATAAACAGATTAGCACCACGACCATTGACTGCACCTCCGATACCAACGCTCTTCATACTACCGCCCTTAGTAGTATGCCATCTAGAAACGTTAGTTGAGTTAGGATTAACATCAAGGTCTAATAAGTGCTCGCCCTCTATCTCATCATTATCCTCTATGATAATATCACGAACCTTGCGACCGAAGTCACTACTGAGCTCTTTACCATATGCAGTCATCATAACGTCATGTGTTGGGTTATTCATCAAATACCATATACTGGTCCAAATAGAAGAAAGCTCACTCTTACCATGCCTAAATGGAAGCGATATAATAAGACGAGCACCGCCCTTGTTAAGCTTCTCTGCTATTATACCTGATAAGTACATAAGATGCTTAGCAGGCTGCCATTGACCGTGTGTCACCTTGTTAGCTAAAGTCGCTGGTGTAAGTTTATACGATTGTGGACCTAATAGTGCCGCTAGGTCTGCAGTTGGATTATTCGATATGTCAGTCATTGTTATTAACCTTTATTATAAGCTCCTGCGCCATCTTCACAGCATCACTATCCTGCAGAATATTGTCAAGCTTGGACGTATTGTTATCTATAGTCAATGCATCCGCCCCAACTTCACTATCACGAGCTATTGTCTTCATTACTACCTCAAGGGATTGCGACTGTGTACTAGGTGATGACTTTCCCTTGCCATCTCCATTCATACCGAGCGACAGCCTTCTTAACTTAGTCGCAACCCCAATAAAATCCAACAACATACTCGGACTCATATTCTCAACCAACTCATTACCTTGATTATCCATATATAAGTTTGCAATATCAAGCAATTTATTCGCCCTTAGAAAGTCATCGTTGTCAGCCTCAACAGCTCTATGGTCTCTTAACTTCTGACGATGCGCAACATTAAACAAATCATACGCCTTAACCCTGTATTTCCACATATATAACTTAAACGCATGCTTAAGATCAGATAATCTAACACCAGGCGGACATTCTGCATCATCTAAAACTGATGGTAATGACCTCGCACCATACTCACATTGCCTTAAATATATATCAAAACACTTATACAACGGAGTGGGCTCAAAAGAAAACTGTAACCAAATCGCCCTGCCATCTAAAGTAGGAAACCCCTCGTCATAATCAACAACCACTTTGGCTGACTGATGTAATGTAGCAAGGTCTGTGGACTGATCTACTACAGAAGTGCCTGTTGATGGTGCTATTAGAAGATCTGGTCGATATAGGTAAACAGGCAAGCCTAGATCGTTCATCTCAACCCCGCCCATTAGCTTACCTATAGTCTTTGCCGCATCTATTGGTTTATCCATTATAACCTGTTACCACCCGTTGTCATCCATTACCCACCATTACAGTCAGATGTTATTAATGTTATGATATCAGTGTTGACTAGGTAAATCAAGGTATTTTAGCAAAAATTTGGGCAGATTTTTTTAGGGGGCGGCGATCACCAGACCGATTCGAGAAAAACCGCCGCTTAAAGTTACTAAAAGTCAAGCAAACAAAAAAAATAAACATGTGTACACAGTCAACATAATGTGGCAATATTAATACATAAGATAAACAGACATAAAGGAAACGAATCATGCAAGAACTACCAGTTAATAAGGTGCTAGATAGCATTGTCGAAACACAGGTTAACAATTGGCTCGTAAGTGAAGAGTTAACACAAGCGCTTGCCCGTATGCGTGAAGAATATAAAGAAACAGAGGAAGA